ATCAAATGATAATGGGAGATACTGCTGATAATGTAAAATACTTTAAAGGTTATGGTAAAGCTAAAGCACATAAAATACTTAAAGGTGCTAAAACAGAGTTTGCTTTAATCAGAAGAGTTTATAGTTTGTTTTTAGAGTTCTATAAAGATGAAGCTAAAGATAAATTTAATGAATGTAAAAAAATGTTAAAATTAGTAACAGATGTTAAACAAATCAAACAGGTATCGTCTATCTAAAGACGAAGAGCAAATGCTTATGAATTATAGGCAAAACAATCAAGAATCAAGAGTTTTAGTTATAGGAGACACACATTGTCCTTTTGACTTAGATACTTATTTAGATTTCTTGGTAGATACTTACAATAAGTATAATTGTAATAGAGTTATACATATTGGAGATGAATTAGACCATCACTATAGTTCATATCACGAAACAGATGCTAATGGTATGGGTGGTGGAGATGAGTTGTCTTTAGCTATCAAAAGGCTTAATAGATATTACAAGCACTTTCCAGAGGTAGATGTAATTATAGGTAATCATAGTAGAATTATAATGCGTAAGGCTCAAACAGGTGGCATCCCAAGAGAATGGATTAAGGATTATAATGAAGTGTTGCAAGTTCCTACTTGGAATTTCCATACAGAGTTAGAGGTGGATGGTGTGCTTTATGCTCACGGAGAAGGTGGTACTGCAAGGACTAAATGTAAAAAGGATTTACAGTCTATGGTTCAAGGTCATTTACATACACAACTTTATGTAGAGTACGTTGTTGGTAGAAACAATAGAATATTTGGTATGCAAGTAGGTTGTGGTATTAATCACGAAGAGTATGCTTTTGGTTATGCTAAGGCAGGGTTAAAACCTGCTATTGGGTGTGGTGTAGTGATAGGTGGTAAAGAAGCTATTGCAGTTCCTATGATATTAGAAGACTACAAAGAAACTAAATACCCTTTAAGATAATGGCGAATAAAAAATACAAAACAAAAGAAGAAAGAGCAAATGCTATAAATTCTAATAACAGAAAATATTGGAAAACAAAGAAAGGTAAGTTAATGCTTACTTATAATAATATGAACAGGAGAGTTCGTGGTTATGTTAAGAGGCATATTTACAAAGGGTTAGATATTTTGGATAGAGATTTATTTTATGAATGGTCAATTAATAATGAATATTTTAATAAACTTTATGACAACTGGGTTAAATCTGGGTATGATAGAAAATTATCTCCAAGTATAGATAGAATAAACTCAAATGATGGATATACATTAAGTAATATTAGATGGATAACTCATAGTGAGAACTCAAAACTTGGCTCTATATCAAGACACAGTAATTAATGTACTAATGTAATTATAATGAATGAGAAATCCACTATAGATTTCATAAACAGTAACTATGGAACTAATCTTATTCTTTGTAAGGATAATTTTAGTTCCTATGATGCTGAAGATAGTAATTATATTGTTGAGATAAAGAACAGAAGAAAGTATTATAGTGATAAACTAATAGAGTGTCTTAAGCTGTTTAAGAACTACCAGTCATCTCAATTAAAAGACAAAATATTCATCTATGTTGTTACAGATGAAAAAGGGATATACATATTTAATATAACTAAAAATATAGGTGTTATTTTAAATAGTAATCCAATACCTTTTAAGTGTCCTAAGACAACAGACTTCAATAAAAACAGTAAGATAACAAAGTATAGTTATGTGCTAAAAGAAGGTCTTGCTTCAATAAAAAAACTTTTTTAACGTTTCGTTAACACTTATTAAGGAAATAAGTTGTAGATTTGTAGTGTGAAATAACAATAACATTAATATATAAATAAAATGAAAGGAACAAATTGGAACTCTGCAACAGGAGAATACACAAAGATTGTAAAACCAGAAACACAAGAGAAGTCTAACAAAGCTAACTTATTAAAATCAAAGTATAATGTATCTATTAAAGATATTGCTTATGTGCTTAATTTAAGTGAATCAAGAATAAGAGAATATTTAAGAGAATTATGAAAACAGTAATAATAATATTAGTAGTGCTATTTATTATAGCGTACTTAAAAACAAGTAAATTATGAGAAGTACACAATTACATTATGAAACAGGTAAAGATTATGATATTATAGATGTGGCTATTGATTATAATTTAAACTTCTTTAGGTTTAATGTTATGAAGTATGTAGCAAGAGCAGGTAAAAAGCAGGATGAATTGCAAGACTTACGTAAAGCATTAGATTACTTACAAAGAGAGATAGCTTATTTAGAGGGTAAGCAGAAAGAGTATATTAGAGAACGAATAGATAGATAACACTTATGAGTTGGTACAGCAAAAGAAAGGATTTAATCAAATATCAGCACGAAGTAGACTATACAGATGCTTATACTAAAGAAATGGATACAGAAGGCTTAAAAGTGCTTAAATGGTCTATGTTCGATAGTCCAGATAAGTTAGGTAGTGGTAAGATGTTTATGGAAAGTGAACCTGTATTTATATTAGATGAGGCTTTAAGAAAAGAAAGGCTACAAGCATTCATAGAATTAGGTTATACGTCTAAGGCTTATGCAGATAGATTGAAGTTAAATACTGATAATGCACATAGGTTAGGTAAGGCTGTTAAGTTTAGATGTATAAATGCTAATCAAAGGTTTAGACTTGTAAAGCAACTTATTCTTCACAGAATAGAAAGAATACATTTATTTAAAGAAAGCATCTACTTTGATACAGATAACTACATTAAAAAGCCAGAGTTAAAATTCTTTTAACATTTAATTAACAGTTGCTTTAGCTTTTATTTACTAACTTTGTTTTGAGTTAATGATAAAGAATATGGAGAGTAGCCCCATTAGGGTTTTTCAGTATTGCAGACAGGTGTGCCAATCTGAGTTTGGTTATACTAAATAAACGGACAGTCTGTGCTATTCTCTATATTTATCGTTGTATGACGAAGAGATTAATAATAAATTAAATAAATAAGAAATGACTTTTAAAAAACAATTTAGAGAAGGATTAATTAAAGAAGATGTTTGGATTAGTTTAACAAGCGAACAAAGAGAAAGTGTTGTAAATATGGCTGAACAGCAATTACATTTATACCTTGTTAGCTATCAAAGGGAACTGTTAGAAAATTTTGCTTATTGGATGGATGAAAATGTGAATTTTGATGGAATTAGGCAAGATGAAATAGACTCTTATTTAGATACAAGAATTTTATAATTGTAGCTAACGTATTGTATAAAATGCGTTGAGGAACGAAATGAATTTTATATGGTGTTACCCATCTGTATTTTTAAAAAGGGCAATTAGTGAGGTACGAACTAAAATAAAGACAATGAAAAGATTTTATTACATAGATAAAAACGCAAAAGAGCAATTAGATTTAATATGGCTTTTAGAATATGCGACAGATAATAAACTTACCTACGATGAGTGCATTATAGCTTTAAGTAAATTAACAAAATATATTAATATAATACCAAAAAAATGAAAACAGTAAATAGTTTAAGTGGTGGAAAATCCTCATCATATATTGCTAAAAATTATCCTGCTGATTACAACGTTTTCAGTTTAGTTAGAACTGATGATATAAAATGTATTTATCCTGATAAAAAAATAAGACAATTAGTTTCTGACAAAATTGGTGTAGAATTTATAGGTACGTTAGAGCAAGATAATATTATTCAAATAATGTTAGATTTAGAACAATTTATTGGTAAAGAAATAACTTGGTTAGCACCTCCAACTTTTGACGATGTTATAAATAAAAATTTAAAAGGCAAGGTGTTGCCAAATCAAATGCATAGACAATGTACTCACTATATGAAATTTAAACCAATTTTAGAGTGGTGGCACAAAACTATTGGTGAAACTTGTGATATGAGGATTGGATTTAGATATGGTGAAGAAAAAAGAAAGACAAGAATAGATGAAAGACTTATTGATGGTTATCAATGGGATAAAGTTATTGTAGGGCAAAGTAAAAACGGAAGAAATAAATGGGAAAATAAAAGGTGGAGAAAATTATCGTACCCATTAATAGATGATATGGTGAAAGCTATTGACGTTGATAATTTTTGGAATAACAATAGTCAAGTTAGGTTTAAAAAAGGTTATTATAATAATTGTGTTGGTTGTTTTCATAGAAACCCATTATTTCTGAACAAGATGGCGCAAGAACATAAAAATAAAATGCAATGGTTTGCAGACCAAGAAGATAGCACAAAGTATTGGAGAAGTAAAAAAGAATTATACAAAGATATAATGACTTTTCAACCACAATTTGAATTAACATTTGATGATTTTAACGAATGCGATAGTGGGTACTGTGGATTATGAGTAAGCACGAGAGATTGGTTGCCCTTTTTAAAAATATTGTGGGTAACGAAAAGTATAAGGCACGTTGCTTGCCTTGAATTAAGCAACAAACAGATTAAACACAAATATATTATGAGTAAAGAAATGACAAAATTAGGTAAGCTAAAGCAATGGGTTTTATACAGTGTTAAGTACTGGCTCATTACTCGTAAATTTCTATGGAAGAAAGTAGTTTTTGACAATGGAATAGCTGGAACTTATTATACAAGATATGACCATAGGATTTTGCCTTATGTTCAAGGAATGGGGCATAAAGGAAAAAACGGAGATGTTAACACAGCAATTAGTTGGCAATTAGAAATGCTTGAAAGATATTGTACTTAACGGTTAACGTATATGAATAGTTTATTTAAAGATTAAAAACAATAAGATGGAATTTGTAAAAACATTATTAGAAGAACAAAAAGAACTTTTAACAGAAGAATTAAGATTTGCAGAAGATTTAGAGTATGCAGAAACTAAACAAAGATTAAGCGAAGTTACAGACGCTTTAAATAAATTATTTATATGCGGTGTTAGCGGTTCGTTGCCGTTGACTTTTGAAGAATGTTTGAGAGAGGAATTTTTATTGAACACTCAAAATTACCCGAAAGAATACCACAACTTATTTAACAAAAAATTTAATAGGGCAAGAAAGCGGTTTGTAGAGCAATGACCGCTAACAACGAATAACAAAACATTTACACAAGTATTATGAACACATTTTCAGTAGATTACACTTATAAATATAGATTATCTTTTGCGAAACATTACGTATTTTCTAATTGTGGAAAATGCTATAATATA